CGGACGTCCTACGGCTGCTGGTGCAGACGCGCCTCGACATCAACGCGCAACTCGCGAAGCTCAACGCCAGTGACACGATCTCGTCCCAGATACGCCGCTCGCAGATTATGCAGATCAAGAAGGTTGTGGCGCAGGAGCAGGCGTCTCTGTGGCGGAGTATGGGGGACGTGATCCGGGCACGCCGGCTCGACGCGGCTTCCAACATCTACGCTCTGGCGGCCGAGTTCGATAAGCAGCTGTTTGAGAGCCTGGCTGGGTTCAACGTCTCGCGCGCCACCATCAACGCGCTAGTCGACGCCGAAGAGGCCGCTGCGCGGTCGAGCCTGGACCGGATGATCCGGCGCGTGTTCGGCGACTCGTATGTGAACCTCTCGCAGCGCGTCTACCGGTCGAGCGTCAACATCGGCCATGTGCTGGACAACCGGGTCAACTCGGCGCTAGCTCGCGGCCTCAGCGCGAAGGAGTTTGCGCGCGAGATCCAGCCGTACATCAACCCCGACACGCCGGGCGGAATCCGTTACGCTTCAATGCGTTTAGCTCGGAGCGAGATCAACAATGCGGCGCACGCCGTGGCGATCAGCGACGCCTCCGGTAAGCCGTGGATCGAGGGCATGCAGTGGGAGCTATCCGCAAGCCACCCGAAGGCGGATGTGTGCGATGATCTGGCCGAAGGCGGGCCGGCTCTGGACGGCGTGTACCCGCCTAATGCGGTACCGGGCCGGCCGCATCCGCAGTGCTTCTGTGTAGTCACACCGGTCTCGGTAAGCGATGAGCAGTTCCTGCTGAACCTTGTGGCGGGCAACTATGACAGCTATGCAGCCGAGCGCGGCTACCTGAAGGCAGCCTGACCGTTCGTTTCGTCATGCCGCCCTCGTCTACGCTCGGCGCAACAGCATCAATCCAAGGAGCTACACCGATGTCACAGCCAGTCGGAGGCGCACAGAGTGGCGCCACGGACCCCGCACAGAGTGGCGGAGTTCCGACCCAGCCTGGAACCAATCCCGACCCGAACGCCAGCCCGACGGGTACACCGGCGCCACAGAGTGGGCAGCCTGACCCGAGCGCGGCCACGGTATCCGCAGCGGAGTATGCCGCGCTGCAGGCTCGACTCGCAGCGGCCGATCGCAACAACGCGGCCTTGGCGAAGAAGCAGAAGGAGATCGAGGACGCGAAGCTCAGCGAGGCCGAGCGCGATAAGCAGGCTCTGCTCGCGGCGCAAGCGGAACTGGCCGCCGAGAAGGAACGCAACAACAAGCAGGCGATGGACAACGCGATCCTCGCGGACACCACCTACGCCGGCAAGTGGCACGACGTCGAGGCCGCCATGGACATGGTGGACCGCTCGATGATCACCATCGATGACAAGGGCAAGCCGCAAGGCGTCAAGGCCGCGCTGGACAAGCTGGCCAAGGATCGCCCGTGGCTGCTCAAGCCCGAGACGTCGAGCACCGATCCCAACAACAACGGCACGGGCGCCACGGGCGCGCCGGGTACGGGACGCCAGCAGAATCCGGGCACGAACCAGACCGACCTCGAACGTCGGTTTCCGGCCCTGCGAGGACGAGTCCCCACCGGCTCCGCGTAACGCCTGCAACACTCTGAGAGGACACCGGCGTGAGCCGATTCGACAAGTACGAGCCGATGGGCGGGGGTTTCCGCGCACCGTTGAACGCGGCGATCCTCGCCGCAGACGTCGGCAAGATCATCGGGGCCGGACTCAACGGCTCCGGCAAGGTCGTGTACGGCGCGGCGGCGGCGATCGGCATCAAGGGTGTCATCGTGCCCGTGCGGCCGATGGCGGCCGGTGAGATCATCGACGTCATGACGGACGGCGAGATCGTGGAGGCGACCCTCAACGACGGCACGACCGCCCTCACGGCCGGCACGGACTACTACGCCGTGGCGGCGGCCGGCAACGGCGGCATCACGGCCACCCTCACGTCCAACCAGTACATCGGGCACACGGTCGAGGCCGACCGCCTGATCGTGCGCGTGGCGCGGTAAGGGAGGGATGAGCCATGGCTAAGGGTTTCCACACTTCCGGTGACATCCTGACCAAGACCCGTGACGGCCAGGACCTCAACGCCATCTGGGACGCGTACCAGGCGCTGCTGCAGAGCTTCAACGCCACGCGGCAGCCGCTGATCGACCTCCTGACGTTCAACGTCGACGAGATCGTGGACGACGTCACTGTGGCGGTGGAAGAGGACTTCGAGCGCGCCTCGGAGTTCGGCGTGCCGCGCTCGATCCGGCCGTACCCCACCACGCAGCAGCGCGCGTATGACTTCGACTTCTACGACGTCTCCACGCGCTTCACCTTCAAGTTCCTCGCCGACGCGAGCGCCAAGCAGGTCGACGCGGCGCAGGCGCAGGTGCTGGAGGCCGACAACCGGCTGCAGTTCAAGCTGATCATGAAGCGCGTGTTCAACAACGTGAACACGTCCACCACGATCAACGCGATCGTCTACCCGGCCAAGCCGCTGTACAATGCGGATGGCGAGTTCATCCCGCCGTACAAGACCAACACGTTCGTGCCGGCCACGCACACGCACTACGTCACCTCCGGCAACGCCACGGTCGACTCGGGCGACTTCGAGCAGATCGCCGGCCTGATGGAGGAGCACGGCTACTCGCGTGTCAACGGCTGGCAGATCGTCATCATGATCCCGCCGTCGATGGTCACGCCGGCCATGCGCGCGTGGCGCGCGGGTGTCGTCAACCAGAACGCGGCCGTGGCGTCGTACGACTTCGTGCCGCCGGTCGGCATCAACATCATCCTGCCCAGCACGGTCCAGCTGTTCGGTTCGCAGCCGGCCCAGACCTGGCACGGCTTCGACGTCGTGGGCCAGTACGGCCCGTACCTCGTGGTCCAGGATGGCAACATCCCCACCGGCTACATCTTCGCGTTCGCCACCCAGGGCGGCAACACGGAGGCGAACCTGGTGGGCATCCGGCAGCACGCGAACACGGACCTCCGTGGACTCCTGCTGCGCGGCGGCGACCGCAACGACTACCCGCTCATCAACTCCACGTTCATCCACGGCCTCGGCACGGGTGTCCGGACGCGAGGCGCGGGCGCTGTCATGCAGGTCACCGCGTCCGGCTCGTACACCATCCCCGCGACGTACGTGTAAGGAGGACCGACAACATGAGTCGTCAAGTCGACTGGACCAAGCCGCTGTCGGACGAGGACCGTGAGTGGGCCTCGCAGTTCTCCGTGCACCACCCGCTGATCGCCGTCAACGATCAGCAGTTCGCGGAGGACGAGGAGAGCCTGGGCGGCGAGCCGGCCGAGGGCGCCACCGCGCCCGAGGAGGTGCCGCCGTACGCGGATGGCGTCTACTGGACCAAGGATCGCCTGGTCACCGAGGCCGGTGCGCGTGAGCTGGCCATCCCGGCCAAGGCCAACAAGGCCGACCTCATCGCGCTGCTGGAAGCGGACGACGATCGGGCCGAGGCCGAGGCCAAGGCGGCCGAGGCCGCCAAGAGCTAGCGTCCGCCCGCTAGGATGGGCGCTCCGGCCTTGGAAGGCGACAACCTTGGCCGGGGCGCCCGTCACCGTATTCAGGAGGTTAGGCGTGGCGCTAGACCCCATTACCGTCTTGCGTAGGCTCGTTGACGAGCCGACCGAGACGACATACTCGGATGACGAGTTGCAGCACCGGCTCGACGCCGCAGCCGGCCCCAACTCGGCCGCGCGGGATATCTGGCAGGAGAAGCTGGGCGCGGCGGCTGCTCTCGTGAACATGTCCGAGGGCGGCTCGTCCCGTTCGCTGAGCCAGGCGTATGACCACGCCAAGGAGATGTTCGAGTTGTACAAGTCTCTGGCGGGCGGCGAGGGTGGCCCCTCTGCGTCCTCGCCGGTCATCCGGAGGATTGTGCGGGTATGACCAAGACGGCGAGCGAGCTTCGATACCAGAAGACCAACACAGCCGCGTTCATCGCGGCCGACGTCTCCACGCTCGTCCTGATTCCTCGCCTAGCCACCAAGACCGCTTCGGGATACTCGACGGTTGACGGTACGCCGCGCCGACCGCAGCGCTTCCGCCTCATCGACCAGTCCTCGTCCGTAGTCGGCAATGAACCAGGCCGGCTCCGCTCGTCCGAAGGCCAACAGCGTAAGGCGACGCACCAGCTGCTCGGATTTGACGACTGCGAGTGGGCCGTGGGCGACTACTGGACTGACGAGATCGGCGGCCGGTACGAGATCGATGAACTGTTGCCGGACAACGGTTACGAGCGGCGTGCGAAGGTGATCCGCTATGGCCCGCAGTAAAGATCCGCTGAAGAATGGCCGAGGCGGCTCGGGAGTCGTCTGGGTCAATAACACGCTGAACCTCGGCCTTACCAAGTTCTCTCCAGAGCTGAACGCGAAGGTCGCCGTCCTAGTCGACCGACAGGGCGACGTCGGCACGCGGTACATGAAGCAGCACGCGCGATGGACCGACCGGACCGGCAACGCTCGGGCGACGCTGAAGGTGGACGCCGAGCATGAGGAGATCGTGCACAAGCTGATCCTGCACGGCGGGATGCCATATCAGATCTACCTGGAGCTGCTGCACGCCGGCCGATACGCCATCATCGGCCCCACCATTCCGATCCTCGGCCGGCAGACGATGGCTCTGCTCAACGGACTTCTGGCGGCGATGTGATGAGTGTCAAGTCGTTGCTATACACCAAGATCACGGCCGACTCGCCGCTGAATGCATTGGGGTACAACGACTCCAACGTGTTCCACGGGCAGACGATGGACAACGTTCCGAAGGACGTCCGCAAGTTCATCATCATTTCCTTCGGGGAGACGTTCGCTGCCGTACCGGGCCAGCGCGGAGCCGGCCGCACCTCCGAGCATTTGGTCAACCTGTTCGTGTACACCCGCGAGAAGGACTGGGCCGAGCCGTCTCTAGCCGCTGTTCGGCTGCGGGCTCTGGCCGATGAAATCGTGGGCGAGCGTACCGGCCTTGATGCTACAGACGGGTACATTTCGACTTGTGAGTGGACCGGCGACATGCCCGACTCGTATGATGAGGTTTACGAGGCAATGAGCACAGTCGTCAGATGGTCCGTAGTTGCGACGGGAGCATAGCAGTGGCGGATAGCAAGAGCAAGCGCAAGCCGATCGACGACTCGCTGGACGGGAAGGTCGTGCGCTACATCGGCACGTCCAACATCCGCGAGATCAAGGAGTCCGAGTGGCGCGCGGCGCTGGGACGTGACCACGCGACGGTCACGTGGTATCGCGATTCACCGCTGTGCGATGTGCCGGTGTCGCGGTTCGATCTGGACCAGGCCGAGTTCGCGCGTTGCATCCTCTCGGACCGCGACTTCAGGCTGATCGACCTCGCTGTGGAGCGGGCGGCTTCGCAGTCATGAAGGATCTCCGCTGCGAGAGCGGCATCAAGTTCGGCGAGCACGGCCTAGCTGACCGTTTGGTCATCGAAGTCAAGTGCCGGTCGAGCCGGTGCGGCGCGCGTAGCGGTGCTGTGGTAATTCACCGATTCGATGCGCTGACCGGGGACCTTCTCGGCACGCAGCGACTCACCGAGCCTCCGGAAGGGGGAACGCAAGACTATGCTGAGCGGAACTGCTCTGCCGTACGGACTCCGTGATGTCCGCCTCACGCCGTACACGGACGCCTCGGCCCTAGTCCTCGCTGCGAGCGGCATCG